AGACGCCTACTACGTCTGCCCGCACTGCGCCGCGGTCTGGACCGATGACGAGCGCATCGCCAACATCCGCCGCGCCGCCGCCGTGGCGCCGCTGTACGGCTGGGAGCCGACCGCCAAGAGCGCCGACATCGGCTTCTACGGCAACGAGCTGCAATCCACCTTCGACGGCTGCCGCGTGCCCGTGCTGGCCAAGAAGTACCTGCGCGCGGCGCACCTGCTCGAGCGCGGCGACCCGACCGAGATGGTGATCTTCTGGAACACCAGCCGGGGCGTGCCGTGGGAATACCGTGGCGAGCTGCCAGAGGAAGACGAACTGCGCGAGCGCTCGGAAACCTACGCCGAGTGGACCTGCCCCGCCGACGGCCTGGTCATCGTGCTCAGTGTCGACGTGCAGCACGACCGCCTGGCGCTCACCGCCTGGGCCATCGGCCGCGGCGAGGAATGCTGGCTCGTCTATTGGGGCGAACTCTACGGGCGCACCGTCGTCCCGCACGAAGGCGCCTGGCTCGACCTGGAGCAACTGCTCGACGAGCAGACCGTGCGCCACGCCAGCGGCGCCGAGCTGCCGATCGAGGCGGTGGCCATCGACACCGGCGACGGCCAGACCAGCGATGCCAGCTATTCGTTCGTGCGCAAGCACAGCCGGCGCGACCGGCCGGTGTACGCCACCAAGGGCGCATCCGACTCGCTCGGCCGCGTCGAGGTCTGGAGCAAGCCCAAGGCGGTCGACCCGAACAAGCGCGCCACCAAGGCCAGCCGGGCGGGCGTGCAGTCGCACCACATCGGCACCGTCAAGGCCAAGGATCTGCTGCTCGGCTGGGCCACCGACGCCGGCCGCGTGCGCCTGACCGGCAGCGGCGCCGGACGCATGCACTGGTACCGCGGCGTGCGCGACGACTTCTTCGAGCAACTGCTCGGCGAGATGAAGGTGCCGAACAAGACCAACCCCAAGCTGCGGATCTGGACCCCGCGCCTGGACCGCCGGCATGAAGTGCTCGACTGCGCTGTAATGATGCTGTGGCTGATCCGCGCGCTGCGCCTGAACGTGCGCAAGCCCGCTGAGTGGGAATCGCTGGTGCGGCGCATCGAGCGCGAGGCCGCGAAGCAGCAGGGCGAGAAGGCGGCCGCCGTGGCGGCGCCGGTGCCGGCGGCCGTGGTGCAGCAATCGCGCTCGCCGATCGCGAGCAGTGAATGGAGCGGGCGGATATGAAGCATCGAGTTTCTACGCTGGAGGGGGCGCTGCTGGATGCGGCGGTGGCCAGGTGCGAAGGCTACGGTGAGCCGGTTCTTTTCGAGGCCGACCACTTCGGAGAGGGCGAGGCGGCGGCGCATTGGTTCCCGCACCCGAACCTTCCACCATTCCCCGTGTCCGACTGGTGCCCATCTTCGGCTTGGGTGCAAGGCGGCCCGATCATCGAGCGCCACGCCATCGCCCTGCAACCGGACGAGCCGCTTGTCAGCACCGAGGTTCAGGCCGCCGCCGGCATGCCGCCAGTCGCGTGGACCGCTTGGCAGTGGGGCGACCCAGCTCGCCGCATGATGCGCGGAGCGACACCGCTGGTCGCAGCGATGCGCTTGCGGGTGGCCAGCAAGTACGGCGATGAGGTGGACCTGCCGTGACGACCATCTGGAAATTCCTGATCAAGCCGGGCCGCAATCAGCGACTCAGGCTGCCGAAAGGCGCACACATCCTCACTGCGCAAGCCCAGTTCAACGCTGTGCAGTTGTGGGCGCTGGTCGATCCAGCGGCCGAGTTGGAGGACCGCGCCTTGTCCGTGTACGCGACTGGTGCAACGGCGATGCCAGACAACCCCGGCACGTACATCGCCACCTTCCAAGTTAACGGCGGCGCGCTCGTCTTCCACGTATTCGAGGACGCATGACATCCCTCGCCGCCGCCCTCGCGCAAGCCCTGCGCCCCGCCAAGCAACTGCGCTTCGCGGCCGAGCAGGCGCTGAACGACACGCTGTTCGCCTCGCGCAAGGCGGTGCAGGTGGCGATGCCGCAGGTGTTCGACCGGCCCACGCCGTTCGTGGTCTCCGGCGTCAAGGTCACGACGCCGCGCAGCATCCGCAACCTGTCGGCGCTGACCGAGGCCAGCGGCCTGGGCCCCGGCCGGTTCGGCGCCAACAGCTTCGGCCTCAATGCGCCGCTGGTCGGCGTGATCGCGATCGACGAGGAAGGCCGCGGCAAGGGCAGCACGCCCGAGAAAGTGCTGCGGGCCGAGATCTTCGGCGGCACGCGCGGCCTCAAGGGTGCCGAGCGCCGGCTGCAGTCGGTGGGCCTTATGCAGCCGGGGCAGTACATGGTCCCGAGCCGCGAGCTGCTGCAGCAGGGCAACCTGGTCGACGCCTACGGCAACGTGCGCGGCACCTTCATCCGCTCGCTGCTGTCGTACCTGCAGGCGTTCACCACGCCAGGGTTCACCGCCAACATGAACCAGCGCAGCCGGGACCGCATCGCCGCGCGCGGGCGCAACGCCAACGGCTTCGTCACCATCAACGGCGTGCAGTATTTCATCAGCCGCGGGCCGGGCGAGCGCAACGGGCGCAACCAGCACCTGCCCGCCGGCATATGGGCCAAGCGCGGCACCGGCGGGTCGAGCGTCTACCCGGTGTTCCTGTTCGTACGCACGCCGATCTACCGGGTGCGGCTGCGATTCCCCGAGATCGTGGCCAACGTCGTCGAGCGCGAGTTTCCGCGGCGCTACGCCGAGCGGGCGGATCGGGCTTTTGCGTCGGCGAGGTGAAGTAGCATCATGGCCACCGCCACCGTCCCCGAAGCGCTGCAGCACCTGCACGGTCTGATCGCGATGGCGCTGGCCGAACACAGAGAGTTCATCGAGAAGCTGGTCTCCGAGCACCAGGGCTTCAATGCCAAGGTGGCGCTGGAGGTGTCCACCATCAGCGTCGTCGCGCTGCAGAAGGCCCACGGCGGCGACCGGCTCGGCTCGCGCGGGGTCTACATCCCGGCGATCGACCAGCGCCAGTCGCGGCGCGACAAGATCCGCGAACTGATGGGCCCGTCGCCGCACAGCCGCAAGCGTGCGCGGCAGGTGGCGTCGCTTGTGCGCTGCTCCGAGATCACGGTCTGGCGGGCGGTGCGCGAAGAATAGGCCCGCGCTGTCAGTTATCCCGTAGAAAAGACAGCACCATGAGCCGCACAGTCGCGGCCCATGACCGTTGCATCCGACCGCCTCGCCGCCTACCTCGCCGCTGAAACGCTGATCCTGCAAGGGCAGGAGATCCGCCAGGATCTTGGCGACGGCCGCGGCTACCGCGCGCTGAAGATGGCCGACCTGGAGACCGTGCGCAAGGCCATCAAGGACTTGCAGGCCGAGGTCCGGGCCGAGACCAACAACGCCCGCGGCTTCAACTACGCGGTGGCCGACCTGAGCGGGGAGCCCTGACCGTGGCGGCCGAGTTCGGATTGAACTGGCTCGACCGCCTGATCGAGCCTTGGTCGCCGCAAAGCGCCCTGAAGCGCCTGCACGCCCGCGCCGTGCTCGCCAGCTACGAAGCGGCCACGCCGAGCCGGCTGCGCAAGTTCCGCCGCGACACGTCGGGCCCGAACCGCCTGGCCGAGAAGAGCGCCACCGCGCTGCGCACGCAGATGCGCTACCTCGAGCGCAACCACGACATCACCAAGGGCTCGCTCGACGTGCTGGTCAACAACACGGTCGGGCCCAACGGCATCGGCGTCGAGTTCCAGCCGCGCAAGGCCGACGGCTCGATCCATGACGAGTACGCCCGCCAGCTCGCCGAAGCCTACGAAGACTGGCAGCGCCGGCCCGAGGTGACGCACCGGCGCGACTGGCAGAACGTGCAGCGCGTGGTGGCGCGCACCAAGTTCCGCGACGGTGAAATGTTCGCCCAGCGCGTCACCGGTCCGCTCGCCACCCTGGACCACGGCACCCGCGTTCCGTACAGCCTGGAACTGATGGAAGCCGACCTGGTCCCCTACGAGATCAGCGACATCGCCAAGGGCATCTACAACGGCTGCGAGGTCAACGAGTGGGGCCGCGTGCGCGCCTGGCACTGCTACAAGCGCCATCCGGGCGAACTGATGAACCTGCCCACGCTGGGCGACCTGAAGCGCATCCCGGCCGACCGCATGCTGCACATCGCCGAGCTGGGCCGCATCGGGCAGATGCGCGGCATCACGCCCTACGCCTCGGTGATCAATCGCATCGAGGACATCAAGGACTACGAGGAAAGCGAGCGCGTCGCCGCCAAGATCGCCGCGCGCATGGGCCCGTACATCAAGAAGCTGGCGCCGAGCGAGGAAGGCTACACGCCCACCGTCGACGCCAGCGGCAACCCCGCGCCGCGCTCGCTGTCGTGGGAAGTGGGCCAGATCTACGACCAGCTGTACGTCGGCGAAGAGATCGGGATGATCGCGACCAACCGGCCGAACCCGAACCTGATCACCTTCCGCAGCGGCCAGCTGCGCGCCTTCGCCGCCGGCATCGCCGCGTCCTACTCCAGCGTCTCGCGCAACTACGAAGGCACCTACTCGGCCCAGCGGCAGGAACTGGTCGAGACCTTCGTGCACTACGCGACGCACACCGACGACTTCATCGGCCAGTTCAACCGCCCGGTGATCGAGGACTTCATCACGGCGGCGGACCTGGCTGGCGTGGCGCGCAAGCCGCGCGACCTGAAGCCGGGCACCGAGTTCGACGTGCTCTACCTCGCCCCGTCGATGCCCTGGATCGACCCGGCCAAGGAAGCGCTGGCCTGGCTGACGCTGGTGCAGGCCGGCTTTGCGAGCGAGGTCGAGGTGATCCGCAAGCGCGGCCAGTCACCCGAGTCGATGCTCGAGCAGGTCGCCCTGTGGCGAGCCAAGTGCGAGGACAAGGGCCTGTCGTTCAACTCCGACGCCGGCATGAAGGTGCTGCTCGAACAGCAGGCCGCCGACGAGACCGCGAAGCCGGAAGACAGAGCGCAGGCCAAGGCGATGCTGGCCGCGGTGCGCAAGGGTGCAGACCCGCTGGCGCTGGTGGCCGCGGCGATGACGCGACCGCAGGCCCAGCAGCAACCGTCAGTCGTCAACGTCGCCGCCCCGGTGGTCAACGTCGAGCCGGCGGCCGTTGAGATGCGGGCCGGCGATACGCATGTGCACATGGACAAGGGCATGGTCGACCTGCACGCCACCGTGGATGCGCCGATCAGCGCCACCATCGCCGCGCAGCACCAGCACGACGCGCCGGTATTCAACCTGCACAGCCACCCGGCGGCGGCAGCGCGCCGGCTGCGCAAGAAGGTGCCCGAGTACGACCCCGAAACCGGCCTGCTCGTCGCCGTCAGCGATGGCCAAATGCGCCAGGTCATCGAGCGCGCCGACGACGGCAACGTCTCGCGAATCGTAGAGCAGTGGGAACCTGGCGCCGAACCCCAGGAAGCATCCGCCCCATGAGTCAGCTCGAAATCCTGCCTGACAGCCGCGCCAGGACAACGCGCGACATCATCTTCCGCGGCTCCGAGTCATGGGTGCCCATCTTCTGCGCCAACTGCGGGAAACGCGGCGGTTCATGCCCCGAGACCAGCACGTTCATCTTCTGGATGTGCAATCCGTGTTTCGAGTCCAAGGGGCACATCACCGGCACGATGGTCGTGCCAGACCACGAGTTCTACGCCAAGTTGGCCGAGGAACAGCAGCATGTGTTCGGCCGCGCCGCCACCAGAAACGAACTGCTGCAAGCCATTGCCGAGGATGCGACCCCGCTGGCAACGCTGATCAAGGAAGCGAAGTGATCCGCGTCATCGTCCAAGCGAACGGCGAAACCCTGTGCGATGGCAAGTTCAACGCCATCGAAGCCATATGCCGGCTTGAAGCCGCAGCCGACGAGCTGCGCCGCTTGGCCGCGCCCGTGTTCGATGCGTCGTGGGGGGAACAGCCTATGCCGCTGGTCGCTCCCCGCGCCGCCGAACTTTCCGTGTTCATAAACCACCGTTCATAGGAGGCACCATGCCTTTTCTCTACGCAGTTGCCGGCCTTGCGGCTGGTGCAAGCTACGCCACTCACGCCACCCCCAGCACCGAAGACCCGACGCTCGCCTTGCGGCAAGCCACGCGGGGCTTTGACCTGACGGGCGCTTACTGCAACGGCCGCGCTGGTGCGCAGACCACCATCACCGGCATCTCGTATGTCGGCCGGCGCTGGACCACCGTGGGAACGGGCGGCACATCCGTCACGCCCGCGCCGCGCCGCATCGGCACCACCGCAGCCACCACGGCGGCCGACAAGGCATCCGCGCTGACCGCCGGCACCGTCTCAGGCGCGATCCAGTTCGCGATGGGTTGCGGCAAGGCCGGCCCTGGTGGCTTCGTCGCGCGCGATGCGGACTCCACGGTGCACATCGAGGCCGGCAGCGCGGACGAACTCTGCATCGCCAGCCTGTGTGCCGAGGCCAGCGTCTCGCACTACGTCTGGGCTGAAATCGCCGAGTAAGAAGCGGCCGGGCCACGTCTCGCGGGGAAGGTGCGCGGGGCGTGGCTCGCGCCGTCTGCTTGTTCCTTCTTCGCGAGGTGATGACCGTGCCCAATCCAATCCAGACCGTCGAGCTAGTCGTTGACGAGACCGCCAACGTCGGCCTCACCTACCGTAAGGGTGACACCAGCAAGAACGTCCTGTTGACGGTCAACAAGAGTACCAAGGTGATCGTGACGAAGCGTTCCGCGGCCCCACCCGCACCATCGCCACCTCCGCCTTCGCCTTCGCCGCCACCACCGTCGCCGTCGCCGAGCAGCGGAAGTTACCGCGACGCCCACACACGCCTGTTCCAGACCGCGGGCGCGCAGCAGATCCCTTCGCGCCTTCCCGGTGGCGGGCCATACGATTACGGCAATACCGGCCCTACAGGGCAGTACGTCGACAAGTTCTGCGACTGGGTGTGGACCAATCCATTCGGCGACTGGCTCGACGCCAATCAAGTCTCGCAGGGAACGACAGACTGGGCCTCGACGGTCGCGTCATCTGCTGGATTGAGCGCCGGGCATGCCCCCGTTGCAAACGCGATCAACATCACCACGGCGCTGCAGTTCGTGCAGGCCAACAACCGGCACTGCGCATTCATGCTCAAGTCGGGCGGTGCCCCTCGGGTTCTGGCCGGGCGCACCTACCCGGATCAAACCAAGGCGCCCTATGTGGCGGTGGTGTACGCCGACGGCACGACCGCAAACCTCGCGTGCTGGTGCTTTACGACCTTGGGGACTTCCCAGGTAGCGCAAACCGCCTTGTCCACAGTCGGCCTGCCGAGCAACGCGCAGAACGCGGTGATCGAATTCGACCGCCCCAACAAGCCGGTCCAATCGGCCACCCTGCATTTCTGGTGCACCGAGCAGAACTGGAGCGGCAGCCCGCAGACCATCCTCGTCACGGGTGTCGCCAATCCGCCGCTGCGCAAAGCCGTTGTCGGCGGTGGTGTGGCCGCTTCCGCAGGCTTCGCCGACACGAACATGGCCGCGAACCCGAATGCGATCTATGTGCATCGCTACCCCGACGGCGAGCCTCAGAGCGCGACCATCGACACCGGCATCGGCTACACCGACGCCAACTTCGACCCGGCGATCTGGGGGGGTGCTCAGGATCTGTCCAAGTTCCCGCACAGCATTCAGGGCAAATGGACGCTGGCGAACCTTCCCAAGCAGCCGCCCAATTTGCAAGGCAACCTGACCAAGATCGACAGCACGTTCACGGGTCACGGCTTCGTGCCACTGGCCCCCGGCGTCGGCGCGATCATGTCTGTGTGCACCGGCAGAAACGTGCAGGACGGCGACCAGGAGTTGAACGCCGGCAATATGTTCTGTCAGGCGCGGCTGCCTCTGCCGTTCGACAGGATCGGCCTGCAGCGCCACATGCGGATTCGCTACTACCGCAGGCGGCACATGGAATCTAAGGTGGGCGACCCACGCACGCCAACGAACCGCAAGCACATCTATTCCAGCGGCACGCCAAGATGGACCGATCGCTCGGGCAAGACCGGCATCGGTTTCAACCACGATACCTACGGTGGCGGCTTCAGCGGCACCTCTGGCGGCGACAAGGGCTGGCAAATGCGCCTGTCCTGGTACGAGGCCGACAACAACATGGGCGGCCCGAACGAGGCCGGCGAGTCGGTCGGATACCACCTCTACGACTACCTTGGCAACAACCCGCCAGGGCACCGCTACGGGTCTGCCGACTACTACCCCGGCGAGCGCTTCGGCCAGCGCGGAGGCTTCGGTGGTCACTTCGAGTTCGACCGCTGGTACTGCATCGAGCACGAACTGAAGCTCAATTCTGTCGACCGCCCAGGCCCGGACGGAAGGCTCTGGACGCCTGACGGCGAACTGCGCACCTGGGTCGATGGCCGCTTGGTGTACGAGCGCACTGGCATGGTGTTCCGCGCCCTGCCTTACGTCGCGGGTGAGTCGCAGCCAAGCCAGAATCACCTGACGCCCATGCGCGAGCTTGGCGTGCGCGAGCTGATCCTGAACGAGTTCTACGGTGGTCAATCCGACGCCGACTGCGACATCGCCTCGTTCTATGCCCTGCTCGTGGTGGCTGATGGTTCGATGGGCTACATCGGGCCGGCGGCGGGCGTGATCTTGCCATCCGAGTAAAGAAGATGCCGGCCCTCTACTCATGGGAAAGGGGGCGCGGGC